GCGTTCTCGGACAGCCGTGAAGACGAGCTGGACGACCTGCGGTTTATGGCTGGCAGCCCGGACAATGCGTGGCAGTGGCCGGCCGACGTGCTGGCGACCCGTGGAGCGGTGCAGGGCCAGACGATCAACGCGCGGCCGTGCCTGACGATCAACAAGCTCCCGCAGCACGTCCGGCTCGTGACCAACGAGCAGCGCCAGAACCGGCCGCAGGGCAAGGTCATCCCGGCCGACGATCTGGCGGACGTGCAGGTGGCGGACATCTTCAACGGGATCGTGCGCCATATTGAGTATCTGTCGGATGCCGATGTGGCCTACGACACGGCCTGCGACAATCAAGTCACCTACGGAGAGGGCTATATCCGCCTCGTGACGGAGTATTGCCGCGAGGACAGCTTCGATCAGGACATCAAGATCAAGCGCGTCAGGAACGCCTTTTCGGTCTATATGGACCCGTCTATTCAGGATCCGTGCGGCGCGGACGCCGAGTGGTGCTTCATCACCGAGGACGTGCTGAAAGAAGATTACGAGCGCATGTTCCCCGACGCTGCGCCGATCTCGTCGCTTCAGTCACAAGGCATCGGCGATCAGACGCTGGCCATGTGGGTCAACAGCGAAACGATCCGCATCGCGGAATACTTCTACTACGAGCATAAAAAGGCGACGCTGAACCTCTATCCGGGCAACGTGACCGCGTTTGACGGCACTCCGCAGGACAAGATGATGAAGCAGCAGTTCGGCAAGCCGCTGCGCAGCCGGTCAGTCGACCGCAAACAGGTCAAATGGGTCAAAACCAACGGTTACGAGATCCTTGAAAGCAGCGACTGGGCGGGCAAGCACATCCCCGTCATCCGCGTCGTCGGCAATGAGTTCGAGGTCGATGGTCAGATTTACGTGTCCGGGCTGGTGCGCAATGCCAAGGACGCGCAGCGCATGTATAACTATTGGGTCTCGCAGGAAGCAGAAATGCTGGCGCTGGCGCCCAAGGCTCCGTTTATTGGCTACGGCGGCCAGTTCGAGGGCTACGAGACCAACTGGAAGACGGCGAACACCAACAACTGGCCGTATCTTGAGGTCAACCCGGACGTAACGGACGGCGCGGGCAACCCGCTGCCCCTGCCCGAGCGGGCGGCCCCTCCGCTAGCCCAGACGGGGCTGCTACAGGCCAAGCTAGGGGCGGCCGATGACATCAAGTCGACCACGGGGCAATACGACAGTTCTATTGGGGCGGACTCCAATGAACGTACGGGTCGTGCAATCCTTGCCCGTGAAAAGCAAGGCGACACATCGACTTACCATTATGTGGATAACCTTTCACGGGCCATCCGCTACGTCACGCGCCAGATCGTCGATCTCATACCGAAGATTTACGACACCGAACGTGTGGCCCGCATCATTGGTATAGACAATGAAGTCAACATGGTGCGGATCAACCCGATGCAGCCGGAGCCTGTGCGCGTCCTGAAGGACGAACAGGGTATAGAGATCGAGCGGATCTACAACCCCGGCATCGGCGTCTACGACGTTATGGTCACGACCGGACCGGGCTATATGACCAAGCGTCAGGAAGCCCTCGACGCCATGCAGATGCTGCTCCAGTCCAACCCGGAGCTGTGGAAAGTGGCGGGCGACCTGTTCATCCGCAACATGGATTGGCCCGGCGCGCAGGAGATGGCCGCACGGTTCGCCAAGGTGCTGGACCCGGCGGTTCTGCAAGGAACTGATGGCTCGCCCGAGGCGCAGATCATGCGCCGGCAGATGGAAGAGATGGCGCAGTCTATGGAGCAGGTCAACGGCATGGTTGCCCAGCTCCAGCAGTCCTACGACATGCAGAAACTGGCTATTGATGAGCAGAACGCCCAGATCAAGGCGTATGACGCCGAGACCAAGCGTATGCAGGCGTTTGCCAATAGTATGCAGCCTGATCAGATTCAGGATATAGTCATGGGTACAATCGCTGCGGCGTTGGATACGGGCGATTTGGTTGCCGGCAACGCTCCAATACGCGAGACGGGAGAAATGCAGTGAGTTGCGCAGACCTGATAGGGCATTTATTTCTCGCGCGCGATGTCACGCACAGCGTTCACCTGAACACGCGCTCCTACGCGAAACACAAGGCATTGGGCAAGTTCTATGACAGCGTCATTGATCTTGCTGATAATCTGGCGGAAGCCTATCAAGGCCGCCACGGCCTGATCGGTCCGATCACGCTTCACTCGGCCAAAAAGACCGGAAATGTAGTAGAGTTTCTGGAAGATTCTCTGAACGAAGTCGAAAAACTTCGCTACGAGGTTTGCGACAAAAGCGACACGGCTATCCAGAACATTATCGATGAGATCATAGGGCTCTATCTGTCTACGCTCTATAAGCTCAGATTTTTGGCGTAAATCTCATGCCGTCAGCGTCCTACAATAAATACACCGCAGCGATTGAGCCTCTTTTTGAGGGTATCAATTCCGGGTCCGACGCATGGAAAGTGGCTCTCGCAGCTACTGTAAACGCTGCGGACACGACATTTACGCCCGGCACGACTGATTTGGCGACAGGAAACGGCTACACGGCTGGAGGCAACGCCGCCAGCACAACGTCGGCTACGCAGACTGGCGGAACCTATAAACTGGTGCTTGCCAGCCCTTCTACATGGACGGCTACCGGAGCGGGGTTTACATTCCGCTATGCCATACTTTGGGATTCGACGACCAGCACGCCGGTAGCGTATTGGGATTATGGGTCCAGTCAGGCCGTTGCAGCCGGGGAAACTGTCACCGTTACGCTGGACGCGGTTAACGGTGTGTTTCAGGCGTCGTAATGTCTGACAACATCCTTCTGCTAACGGAGGGAGAAGACTATCTGGTTGCGGAAAACGGTGATTACCTGATCGCCGTTGTTCAATATCTTACCACCGCAATAAACGGAACCTATGCGGTTTCTGGCCAACAAGCTACGCTGTTGAAATCAAAGGTGTTAGCGGCTCAGTTTGGCAATTATTCGGTGGTTGGGCGCGATGTCGGCATAGTCCATGGGTATCAGTTTGGCGTGCTGAATGGCGTCTATTCTTTGATAGGCAACAATGCTAGTATTGTTTGGACAAGCAATCCAGATCAGCTCTATGTGGAGTTGCGATCGTTTACGGAACGAAGGAGAATCTAGGTGGCTACTACCCTTAAAGCGATTACCTCATGCTTGGGGTATCAGCAGCTTGAAACTCTTACGTCGTCCACAGGATTGACGGTTCCGGCGCGCGACCCCTCCACCGGGCTAACCGCCAAGGCCAATTTTGCGCTTATTACGCCGGAAGCCAAAGGCGTTCGCTGGCGTGACGACGGCGTCGCGCCCACGGCGTCTGTAGGTATGCCACTGGCGGCCGGGGTTACGCTCCAGTATGACGGCGACCTGACGAGGATCCGTTTCATCGAGCAAGAGGCGACAGCCAAGCTCAACATCAGCTACTACGTCTGAGGCCGCCATGAACATCTCAAACGACGCCCCGTCAATGGACTATGTCCAGTATTTTACTAAACAGCTTCCGCAGGATCTGGCCCGGATGGCGGCTTTGCGCGACGAGCTGGAAAAGCGTCAGGGCGCGCTTAAATCTGTCGAAGCGGCACTGGCGGACCGAGATCAGGCAAAAGAAGAACTGGCCAACGCCAAACTACAGGCGGCGTCTATTTTGTCTGAAGCCGAGGCCGCACGTTCTGACGCGCGTAAGCTAAAAGCTGACACTGACGTTCGCAATAAAAATATGATAGCTAAAGAAAAAGAGATAGCCAAAGCCCTGAAGATTCGCGAGGACGCGGTCGCAGCGGTCGAGGCGGCGGTATCAGGACGCGAGAAGATGGTCGACGACCGCGAGAGCCGCGTTGCTGAAGCCGCACGCAAACTGGCGTCCGATCAGGCCGCCCTTGATGCTCGCATCAAGGCGTTTCAAGACCGCGTCGCTTCTTTTTAAGGATCAAATAAATGGCCGACGTAAAGATTTCTGCTCTCCCGGCGGCTACTACGCCGCTGGACGGCACAGAATTGGCCCCTATTGTTCAGAGCGGCACGACAAAACGTGTTACCGTCGCTAATCTGACCGTCGGCCGGGCCCTTACGGCATCTAGTCTGACGCTTACGACGCCGCTCTCGGCGGCGAACGGTGGAACTGGCCTCACCTCGCTCGGCACCGGGATTGCCACGTTCCTCGGCACGCCCACTTCGGCCAACCTCGCCGCTGCTGTGACCGACGAAACCGGCACAGGCGCGCTTGTGTTCGGCACCACGCCCACCTTCACGACCTCTGCGCTGTTCCCGGCAGGCACTTTGTCCGCTCCGGGCATCTCTGTGTCCGGCGACACGAACACGGGCATCTACTTCCCGGCTGCTGATACGATTGGGTTCGTTGAGGGTGGCGTTGAAGCTATGCGCCTAGACGCCTCCGGCAACCTCGGCCTCGGAGTTACGCCGAGTGCTAAATTCGATGTGCAAACAAGCTCAAACAAAAGAATACAGTTTACTGATGCGTCACATAACACGCTAACGGGTTTGGCCTCCGCTATCTTGTTTAGTCGTGGTAGTGATACAGCAAATCTGGCATCAATATTTGGCTGTGACACGGGCGGCTTGGCGGTAGCAGCTCGTGAGGGTATCATATTTGCAACAGGCGGCCTTGGAACATATACCGTCACATCGCGGGCGATGACGCTGGACAGCAGCGGGAACCTGCTGGTTGGGACGACAAACACATCCGGCGCGACAGGTAATGGCATAAAATGTCTCATTGCTGACGGCGGTGCAGGAGCGCCTAGAATTGCAATAAGCACATCAGCATCAACTAGTAGCACGTTCTCGTTTTCAACATATTCAACTGATGTTAGCGCATATCGTTTTTACGTCAGGGACGACGGACAAATTGTCGCCACTCAAACATCAATTATTGCTGTATCTGATGCAAGTCTGAAGAAAAACATACGTCCGCTCGAAACGGGTTTAGCTGAAGTTCTTGAGTTGCAGCCGCGTCGGTTTGATTGGATCAATGGCGATGGTAATAATGTTGCGGGCTTCATAGCGCAGGAAGTCGAGCCAGTTCTTCCTGATCTTGTATCAGACTATCAATATACTGACACTGTAACTAAACGTGCGGTAAAGATGGGCGATATGTTGCCTACAGTCGTCCGCGCCATCCAAGAACTCGCCGCCAAGGTATCAGCACTAGAGGCCAAACAATGAGCAATGTCTACGAATGGAAAATCAACCAGCTTGAGTGCTACCCACAGCATGACGGCCACACCGATGTAGTCTTTGTGATCCACTGGGATAGGCTCGCGTCAGATAGCGAAGGGCATAACGCTCGTATATACGGCGCACAGCCCGTCACGCTCGACGCCGAAGCGCCGTTCACGCCGTATGCTGACCTGACGTTCGAGCAGGTCGTCGGTTGGCTTGAGGACGCTATGGGCGAGGAGCAGCTTGCGGCGCAGGTTGCGTCGCTTGACAAGCAGATCGAAAATCAGATCAATCCGCCGGTTATTCGGCCTCCGCTACCGTGGGTAAATCAATGAAATTTACGGTTGAAGAACTCCAGAAGCTGATCCAGTTGCTTGACGTGGCCACTAAGGCCGGGGGTCTCCAGATCGCCAATGAAGCCTTGCCGCTTGCGGTCAAGATTCAGGAGATGGCCAAAGGTCTTGTTGACGATCAGCCTGAAGCAGAGTAGTTTTGGTTAACCGACTGGCCGGAAAGCTAGGTGAAAATGGAAGACGAACAGGCTGTAGCGGAGATCAGCCCCGCGCCGGAACAGGACGCCACGGCAGCACCTGCACCCGCTGAGACGACGCCGGAGGAACAGCAGTCTGCAAAATCGTTCTCTCAGGAAGAGTTGGACGCGATTGTAGGCAAACGCCTCGCAAGAGAACAGCGTAAATGGGAAAGAGAGCAGGCCCAGCGGCTTGCGGAGCAACAGGCCCGACAGCCTGTAGCCCCTCTGGCGGACCCGAATGATTTTGAGTCTGCTCAGCAATATGCCGAGGCATTGGCTGAGCGTAAGGCTCAAGAGCTTCTGATCCAGCGGGAGGCCGCAAAGCAGCAGGCGGCAGTTGTTGAAGCCTATCAGGAGTTGGAGGAAACCGCTCGGGATAAATATGCGGACTTTGAACAAGTCGCCTATAACCCGAATCTTCCTGTGACCACCTATATGGCTGAAACAATTCAGGCGTCTGAAATCGGACCCGATGTCATTTATTGGCTCGGGAACAATCCGAAAGAGGCTGCGCGAATTTCCCGTATGCCGCCTATCTTGCAGGCACGGGAGATCGGTAAGATCGAGGCTAGACTGACCTCGGACCCGCCGGTCAGAAAAACATCATCCGCCCCGGCTCCGATTGCGCCGGTTGCGGCTCGCACAACCGGCGGCGCGTCCTATGACACGACAGACCCCCGGTCGCTGAAGACCATGACGACTTCGGAATGGATTGAGGCAGAGCGGCAACGGCAAATCAAGAAGCTGATGGCGCAACAGAGATAAGGCGCTGAAAACATGAGCAATTCGCTTCTTACTATTGACATGATCACAAGGAAGGCTCTGGAAATTCTGGAGAACAACCTTGTGATCGCCCGCACGGTCAACCGCCAGTATGACGACAGCTTTGCCGTCGAAGGCGCGAAGATTGGCTCGACCCTCCGTATCCGTTTGCCCGACCGCGCTCTGGTCACGGACGGCGCGGCGCTTCAGGTTCAGGACGACAACGAGCAGTACACCACGCTTACGGTCTCCAGCCAGAAGCACATCGGCGTGAACTTCACGACCGCCGAGCTGACGATGCAGTTGGACGACTTCGCTGAGCGTGTTCTGAAGCCTCGTATTTCGCAGCTCGCGTCGTCCATCGACGCCGACGTTGCGAACAGCTTCAAGTATATCGGCAACTCGGTCGGCACGCCCGGCACGACGCCGGCTACGTCGCTGGTTCTGCTTCAGGCCCAGCAGAAGCTGAACGAGAACGCTGCGGTCATGTCGCCGCGCTACGCGACGGTCAACCCGGCTGCAAACGCCGCGCTGATCGAGGGCATGAAGGGTCTCTTCAACCCGGTCTCGGCCATTAGCAAGCAGTTTAAGAACGGCATGTTCGGCGAAGGCATCCTCGGCTATGACGAGCTGAATATGTCGCAGTCGATCAAGCAGTTCACGACTGGCTCGCGCGCGGGCACCGTCACGGTCAATGCGACCGTCACGACCGAAGGTTCGACCAGCATCGTGCTGACGGGTCTTGGCTCGACGACGATCAAGGCTGGCGACGTGTTCACGATTGGCAGCGTCTTCGCTGTCAACCCGCAGACGCGCGAATCGACCGGCTCGCTGTATCAGTTCGTGGCTCTGGCTGACGTTACGGCGTCCACCACGGCGACGGTCACTGTCCCGGCGATGTATTCGGCCGGTCAAGCGCTTGCCACGGTCGATGCGCTGCCGGTCAGCGGCGCGGCGGTCACGTTCCTTGGTGCTGCCTCGACGCAGTATCCGCAGAACCTGATCTATCACAAGGACGCCATCGCCTTCGCGACGGCCGATCTGCTGATGCCGCAGGGTGTGGATATGGCTTCGCGTCAGGTCCATAACGGCATTTCGATGCGTATTGTCCGTCAGTATGACATCAACAACGACCGTCTCCCGTGTCGTATTGATGTTCTCTACGGTTACAGCGTCATCCGTCCGCAGATGGCCGTGCGCCTTTGGGGCTAACAGATGGGGCTTCGGCCCCATCTCTTTCTCAATTCAAGGAGTTCTGAACCATGGCTATCACTACGCAGGGCGCTTCATACCCGCTCGAATCCTTTGGCCCCAACCCGGTTCTCTCACAGGGCACGGGCGGCTATCAGTTCTCGGCTGGCGTTCGCGGCGAGCCGCTTATGCGGGCGCAGGCGGCTTCGGCTGACCTGACCGGCGCAACCGTCACGATTACTACCGCCAATCTGGCGGCCGGGATCGTGACGATTGACGCTGGCGGCACCGACGCTGGCGCGTATACGTTCCCGACAGGCGCGCTTATTGACGCGGCTTTTCCGAGCGTCGCAGTCAACACCGCGTTTGATGTCAGTTTCATCAATATCGGCGACGCAACGCAGAACGACGTGACGTTCGGCGCGGGCACGGGTAACACGATTGTCGGCAGCGCGGTCCTTATGGACAACACGACGACAACCAACCCGTCTTCAGCAATCTTTCGTTTCCGTAAGACCGGCACGGCGGCGTATTCGATCTACCGCATCGCATAACATCAGGAGAAGGCAATGCCTAACACTAAACCTGTCGGCGTTGCCTTTTCTGATCCCGAGCTTGTGAGTGGCACAACCATCACAGGCGCGGCGATCAGCGGAGGCACCGTTACCGGAGCGACGTTGGACTCTACATCCAAGGTCGCGTCTAATATCGCTAGCGGGCTTACTGCCAGCCAGCAAGGCGCTACGATTGCAGTCACCACGGCGGGCACTAATGATGTTTTCATCATTGCTCCGGCTGCTGGCGTCCTGTCGTCCGCGCTGTTTTCTGGCGTCGACGCCCTGACGGCAAACGACACCAACTACATTACGTTCTCAATCACCAACCTTGGTCAGGCTGGTGCAGGCACCGCAGCGATGCTTGCGGCGACTGACGCCAACACGACCAAGTCTACCGGCGGAACGGGCCTCGCGGCCAACACCGTCCGGTCGCTCACGCTTAACGGCACGGCGGCCAACCTTGTTGTCGCATCTGGAGATCGTCTCCGTATTCGCGCAACGGTTTCGGGAACGCTCGCCAATACGGTTACGTTCCCGGTTTACCGACTGAACTTCACCGTTTCCTGATTTCAACACCACGGCCGGCCCACGGGCCGGCTGGCCCTTACCATAGGTGAAAAATGGCCGTAATATATTTGCGTCACTCCACGCACGGGGTGAAGGTAGCTACCATGGATCTGGAAGCCGCCTACGACGAGGAAAACGGGTGGGAAAGGTTCGATCCAGATGACGACAGCGGGCGATCAGATCAACGGAGCCCTGAGACTTCTGGGCGTCCTCGCGGAAGGCGAAACGCCTTCAGCGGAAACGTCTCAGGACGCGCTGTTCGCGCTGAACCAGATGCTGGATTCGTGGAACACGGAGCGTCTGGCGGTATATTCGACGCAGGATCAGGTTTTTAGCTGGCCTTCCGGCGAACTGTTCCGCACGCTTGGGCCCACCGGAAACTTCGTAGGTAATCGTCCAGTTTTACTGGACGATTCGACCTATTTTCGTGACCCGCAGACGAACGTTTCTTACGGCATCAAATTTATCAACCAACAACAGTATAACGGCATCGCCGTTAAAACTGTAACGTCGACCTATCCGCAGGTCATCTGGGTCAATATGACCTACCCCGACATTGAGATGTATGTCTATCCAAAGCCGTTGCGGCTGTTGGAGTGGCATTTTATTTCGGTCGAAGAACTGTCTCAGGTGCCGGAGTTGGCGACGGACATTACATTGCCGCCCGGCTATCTGCGGGCGTTTCGCTATAATCTGGCCTGCGAAATCGCGCCGGAGTTTGGCGTCGAGCCGTCCGCGCAGGTGCAGCGCGTGGCTATGTATAGCAAACGCAATCTGAAGCGCATCAATAATCCTGACGATGTTATGGCGTTGCCCTACAGCATTGTAGGAACGAGACAACGTTATAATATCTACGCCGGAAATTACTGATGAAGACTCCAATATTAGGGTCTTCCTACGCGCTGCGTAGCCCTAATGCGGCCGATGGCCGCATGATCAATTTATTCCCCGAGATTGTTCCTGAAGCAGGCAAAGAGCCAGCATGGCTTCAGCGTGCGCCGGGGCTGCGTCTGCTCGCTACATTTCCGAGTGGCCCTATTCGCGGGATGTGGCAATATGGTGAGTATGGATATGTCGTCGCCGCAACAACGCTTTATCGCGTAGATACCGATTGGTCCTATCATGCCCTCGGCACCGTTGTCGGGACGGGCCTGGTCAATATGGTCGACAACGGCACGCAGTTATTCATTGCGGCGGGGGCCAACGGTTATATTTACAACGATACAAGCCTTCAGCTCACTTGCAACACGACCAGCGGCAGCGCCAATATTGTGACAGCGGACACAGCACAACTCTGGGTCGGGTTGCCTGTGTCCGGGTCGGGCATACCGTCAGGCGCGACAATATCCAGCATCACCAACGCCACGACGTTTGTGATATCAGCAAATGCTACCGCAACCGCTACTGGCGTTACGCTGACGATATCCCCACTGTTCAGCGACATCACAGACCCGGATTTTCCCGGCGCTGTCGGCGTTGGTTTTCTGGATGGCTATTTTGTGTTTAATGAGCCGAATAGCCAACGGTTCTGGATCACGGCCACTTATAATGGTCTGGACATTGACGCACTCGATTTTGCCAGCGCCGAAGGCTCGCCCGACGATCTTGTAACTTTGATTGTCGATCACCGCGAAGTCTGGCTGTTTGGCGTCAACACCGTCGAGGTCTGGTATAACGCCGGGTTGCCAGACTTTCCACTCGCCCGTATTCAGGGCGCGTTCAACGAAATCGGCTGTCTTGCCGCCTATTCGGTCGCCAAGCTGGACAACGGTTTGTTTTGGCTGGGCCGCGACGCACGCGGTAACGGCATCGTCTATCGCTCCAAAGGCTACTCGGGCGAGCGCGTATCGACGCACGCTGTTGAGTGGCAGATTCAGCAATATGCGACTTTGTCCGACGCTGTCGCCTATACATACCAGCAAGACGGCCACAGTTTTTATGTCCTGAACTTTCCGACCGCCGACCGCACGTGGGTTTATGATGTGGCAACCGGTGTATGGCATGAACGCGCCGGCTGGGAAAACGACCAGTTTACACGCCATCGCGGCAACTGTCAGATGAACTACAATAATGAGATCGTTGTAGGCGATTACGTTGCCGGCGGCATATACGCTTATGATATGAGCGTTTACAGCGAAGCCGGGTCGATTCAGAAATGGTTGCGGTCATGGCGCGCGTTGCCCACCGGCCAAAACGATCTTAAACGCACAACGCAGCATAGCCTGCAACTGGATTGCGAAACCGGCGTTGGCTTGCCCGGCAATGACTTTCTCTATCTTGATGGTCAGTATCTAACGACCGAAGACGGTTACAAACTACTAACCGAAAATAACGACTATATCATCTGTAATGGCGCTATTGATCTTGCAGTCAACCCGCAAGTAATGCTTCGCTTTTCGGATGACGGCGGCCATACGTGGTCGAACGAACATTGGAAATCCATGGGCCGCATCGGTCAGTATGGCTACCGCACGATTTGGCGACGGCTTGGCATGACGCTGAAGCTGCGCGACCGGGTCTATGAGATCTCCGGCACAGACCCGGTCAAGATTGCCATCATGGGCGCGGAACTGATTATGGACCGCACCAATGCTTAAAAACGTCACGCTCATACCCGGCGCGCGTGTCCCGATCTGGGATATCAAAACGCTGTTTGTAACCCGTGAATGGTTCCGGTTCTTCTATAACATTTTTGCGCTGCTCGGCAGCGGATCACTGCGCTACGGCACCTTCTTTGACACGACCGATCAGAGCGCGGCGTCAGCTAACACGCCTTACGCGATCACGTTCAACAATACGGATCTGTCTGAGGGCGTGTTTCTTGGCACGCCAACCTCGCGCATTTATGTCGACCGACCGGGGGCGTATAACTTTCAGTTCTCGGCGCAGCTATCCAGCACAAACGCCAGCAATAAAGACGTGTATATCTGGGCGCGCATTAACGGTGTGGATGTAGCCAATTCGGCCACAAAGATAACCTTAAAAGGGTCTAACGAGCATTTCGTTGCGGCGTGGAACTTTGTGTTCCGCTTGAACACGGGCGACTATTTCGAGCTGATGTGGGCTACGACCAATACAAACGTGCAGATCCTCGCTGATCCCGCTACGGCTTTCTGCCCCGCTATTCCTTCGGTCATCATGACCGTGTCCTGCAATATAGGTGAATAATGGCTGTCGTCACACCCACACCGAAAATGCAGTTCTTGACGGCTTCCGGCGCACCTTTGGTTGGCGGACGGCTCTACACCTACGTTGCCGGCACAACGACGCCGCAAGCGACGTTTACAGACGAAACAGGATCTACCGCTAATACCAACCCGATTACTCTGGACTCGCGTGGCGAAGCAAACGTATGGCTCGGAGCGGCGTCCTACAAATTTCTTCTGGCTGACGCCAACGATGTTGAGATTTGGACCGTCGACTATATTACCGCGCCGACCACGTCTCTGTCGCCTGTTTTGTCTGGTAACGTGACGATCTCTACCAACTCGTCAGGGCCGGCACTGAAGATTACGCAGACCGGCACCGGCCCCGTCTTGCTGGTGCAGGACAGCGTCGATCCCGACGTAACGCCGTTCATCATCAACTCAAACGGTCTGGTCGGGCTCGGCACCGTTTCACCCGTCGAGGCGCTTGATATCGCGGACAACGGAAAGATCCAGCTTTCCGCTGCTGGCGTTCCGAGGACCATAATCTCGGCTACGTCAGTCGATTCTGTTACGGACGTAAGCGACAACCGCAACTTTGTTGTGCGGACAAACAACAATACCCGCATGACGATCTCGGGCGCGGGGGCCACGACTTTTGGTGGTGCGGTCACAGTGTCGTCCGGCGGTCTTACCATCAATGCCGGCGGTTTATCGGTCCTCGGCGGCGGCGCG